TGGTGTTATTCGTCCTGCAAAAATGAGAATCGCTAGTGCGTACAATACTGCTATTTATAGTGGTGATGTCGTTACTCTTTCAAGTGGTTACGTTAATCAAGCAGGTGCGACTAGCACTCCTATAGGTGTGTTTTACGGGGTATACTATACCGCAACTGACGGAACTCCAACTTTTTCTAAAGTTTGGACTGCCGACACTGCGACACAAGGGAGTGCCGATGCAGAAGCTCTCGTTTATAACGATCCTGGGATCGTTTACGAAGCTCAATTTACAGCTGGAACACCAGCAGTAAGTTTTATCGGTTCTAAATATACTCTTTCTACGACTGCAGGTAGTTCTACTACTGGTAGGTCAAAGGAAGGGGCAACTGCAACAACATCAAGTGGTGTGGCGTTATGTGTAGGATTCGCTTCGCAACCAAGCAACTCAATAGGGGCTTATGCGAGAGGATTGTTCACGTTCCCAACTAACACCTTTGCTGTCTAATTAAGGAGATAAATAATGGCGATTAACAGAGCACAACTAGTCAAAGAACTAGTTCCTGGACTCCATGCTCTCTTTGGATTAGAGTATGAAAGGTATAATAACGAACACGAAGACATCTTCGATACTGAGAACTCCGAAAGGGCTTTTGAGGAAGAAGTGATGTTAAGTGGATTTGGTGAAGCACCGACTAAAGGAGAAGGAGCCGCAGTCATTTATGACACAGCTCAAGAATCCTGGACTTCGCGTTTCACACATGAAACAATCGCACTAGCGTTTGCGTTAACAGAAGAAGCAATCGAAGATAACCTCTACGACACACTTTCTTCACGTTACACAAGAGCACTAGCACGTTCGATGCAACAAACTAAGCAAGTTAAAGCAGCTAATGTTTTAAACAATGCTTTTAGTTCATCTTACGTTGGCGGTGATGGAAAAGAGCTTTGTGCTACAGACCATCCAACTGTTGCGAATGTTGACTTGAAAAATGAGCTATCTACAGCTGCTGACCTTAATGAAACTTCACTTGAACAAGCGTTGATTGACATCGCTGACTTCAAAGATGAAAGAAATCTTAAAGTTAATGCACAAGCAAGGAAATTAATTATTCCACCTGCTTTGCAGTTTGTAGCCGATAGACTCATGGAAACTCCAGGAAGAGTTGGTACTTCAGATAATGATATTAATGCAATTAAGAATATGGGAATGATCTCAGAAGGCTATGTTGTAAATCACTATCTAACAGATACTGACGCTTTCTTCATCAAAACTGATGTTCCTAACGGACTTAAACATTTCGTTAGAACACCTGTATCTACTAGTATGGAAGGAGACTTCGAAACTGGTAATGTAAGATACAAGGCTAGAGAACGTTATAGCTTTGGTTGGAGTGACTGGAGAGGTATTTTTGGCTCACCAGGAGCTTAATTCATTAACTTGAATAAATTAAAGGGGAGCTTCGGTTCCCCTTTTCTTTTTATAATGGATGATATACAATCAAGGAACTAGGAATTCATTAACTTGTTTTATCAACTGACCTAGCAGACAAGCCGAGATGATAAAACTTATTTCCGTAGGAGGAAATTATGGCAAACTCAACTTTTAATGGACCAGTTAGGTCCGAAAATGGTTTTAAAACCATTGATATAACTGCAGCAACAGGGGCGGTCACTGACGGTCTAGTAATCAATGCAGATGGTAATATTTTTACTGATGATGGTGGACATATTCAATATGTTGCAGCAACAGGGTATGGACCTGCTGACTTAATTATTGGTAAAGGCGGAAGCCAGTATGGAACTGTTGATCCTTTTAGCGAAAGCTCAACACAATTATTTCCATTAGGTTCAACACTTATTTATGGTAATAATGTTTATCGTTATGTTGAAATAGGTGGAACTGCGGTAACAGCAGGTAAGTTATTACAACATAAAGCTATTGTTTCTGATCATGCAAACATGACAGCAACAGCAGCAGTAGATGCAGGTGAAACTGCAATCTCTGTTGAAACAGGCGGTACTGATTTAACACTTAATCAATATGCAGGTGGTTACCTTTGGGTAAACGATGTAAATGGTGAAGGGCAATGTCTTAGAGTTAAGTCTAATCCTGCTCATGATCATTCAGCTGATCCTTCAGTTGTTATTACTTGTTATGATGATTTAGCGACTGCTTTAACAACCAGTTCACAGTTATCTTTAATAGAGAACCCAAACACTAACCTAATTGTTGCTCCAGCAGCAGAAACAGGTGCATTGATGGGTGCTACAGTTATCGATATGACAGCAGACTATTATGGTTGGGCTGTTATAAAAGGACCAGCAGCACTATTAACTGTAGGAACTTTAGTTGTAGGTAATGCAGCAGTTCGTTCAGGTGGTACAGCAGGTGGTGTAGCTCCAGCAACAGATAACGTCTTACAAGAAGTTGGTGATGTTATGGCTGTTTCAGCTAACACTGAGTATTCATTAATTAATATGAACTTAGGCTAAAAACGGAGTAATTTATGGCAGATGCAGTTACAAGTCAAAAAATCGTTGATACTGACAAAAAACTAGTCTATAAATTTACTAATATATCTGATGGATCGGGAGAAGCATCTGTTGAAAAAATAGATGTTTCTGGGTTAAATACCAATAGTGAGGGTGATACGTGTTCAAGAATCACCCTTACTCAGATTTGGTACGATCTAGGAGGTATGCGAGTTGCTATTGAATGGAATGCAACGTCTAACGTTGTTGCACTTGTTCTAGGAGGAAGTGCTGCAGCAGGCGTGGAAAACGGTCATTTTGACTTTAGAGAGTTTGGTGGTATTTCTAATAATGCAGGTAGTGGCATAAACGGTGATGTGGATTTAACGACTCACGGTCATACCGCTCATGATCATTATACAATCGTAGCGGAATTTATTAAAAGTTATTAATAATGGCTACTTCAGGAACTCGCACATTTAGTTTAGATGTAGCGACCGCAATCGAAGAGGCGTACGAACTTGCAGGATTAGAAGCTCGTACGTCATATGATGCTGTTACAGCTCGTCGTTCTATGAATATAATGTTTGCCGATTGGTCAAACAGAGGTATTCAAATGTGGGAAGTTACTAAAGTAGAGCTTACTCTCACAGAAGGAACTAACGAATACACTTTTAATTCTTATGATATAGATATTTTAGACGCCTATATTCAAAGAACAGTGAATGATATTGTTACAGATTATCCTTTAGATAGAATAGATCGAAACGAATATGTAGGTGTTCCTAATAAAGCGACTAAAGCACGTTCTACAGAGTTTTGGTTAGAACGTAAGAAATCTCCTATTATTCATCTTTATCCTACGCCCGAGAACTCAACAGACAAACTCATTTACTATGTTTGGCGTACAATAGAGGATTCTTCAACCTCTGTTAACGACGTAGATATACCCACAAGGTTTATGCCTTGTTTAGTATCAGGGTTAGCTTATTATTTATGTATAAAGAAAAATGTTCAAAAACTCCCAGTTATACAAGATTTATATGAAAGAGATTTAGCAAACGCTTTAAGATACGACGAAGACCGTTCTAATATAAGGTTAGTGCCTAAACAAGAGTATATCTAATGGCTTACGCATCAGGTAAATACGCTTATTTTATTTGTGACACTTGCGGATTTAGATATCCGTATAAAGAAGCAAAAGGAAACTGGGAAAATTTTAGAGTTTGTAACGAATGCTATGAGCCTAAACACCCTCAATTAGATCCGCCTCGTATTGGATCTGATGCAGAACAGCTTTGGAGACCGCGACCAGACGTACCTTTACCTCAATCAGGTTTAGGTGTTGTTACTACAGTAGACCCATCAACAGCAGTTATAAATAGTACAACTAGTCCCAGTGGAACACGAACAATGACGTTTACAGATGATCCTATTGGTAGTAAATTTGAAGGAGAGTTTGGAACAGGAGCTGTTGGTAATTTAGAAGTGAGTACAATATAATGGCAGGATTTACATATAGTGAGTTAAAAACAGCAATCGGAAATTATTTAGATAATAGTGAAACAACGTTCACTAGTACTTTAGATACTTTTATTCAAACCACTGAAGAAAAGATTTTAAAAACAGTTCAACTTCCTGTTTTTCGTAAAAACTCAACAGGAACAGCAACAGCTGATAATACTTATT